CCGCAGATGGAGGAACTGCTCCTGGGCGAAGGATTCTCCGAAGAAGCCATCCGGAACATGATCGGAGCCACCGGCAAGGAAGCGCCGAAGCTGTTCAAGGTGCTGAGCAAGCTGGTGGATACGCCGGATACAGCGTCTATGCGGGCGCAAGTCGCGGCGGAGTTGACTCCTGCGATTACTGCGGAAGTCACGAAGCAGATCATGGCGAAGTTCAATATCGCCCCATCAAGTACGGATATAGGCAAACTGCCGGGAGCCGCGCCTACGGGTAAGTTGGAAATCAGCACCGAAGCCGAATACGCGAAACTCACCCCCGATCAGCAGGAAAAATGGCTGTCCGGGGAAACTTAAAAAAATCAAGGAGTAAGACAACATGGCACTGACCGAGTTTGGAGTAAGTCATGCTTTAGCCGTCAAGCGGTGGAGTACGTCGCTTGCCGTCGAAGCGGCGAAGAAGATGTATTGGGGTAAGTTCATCGGCTCCGTCATCACGAGGCTCAACGATCTGGAGAAGAACGCAGGAGACAAGATCACCCACGGGTTGCGTATGAAGATCCGGGGAGCGGGCGTCACCGGAGACGGTACGCTCGAAGGCAACGAGGAAGCCCTGACGTACTACGACGATGCGGTACTCATCGACCAGCTCCGTCACGCCGTCCGGTCGAAGGGTAAGGCGTCCGAGCAGAGGGTTCCCTACGACATGCGGGCTACCGCCCGCGAAGCACTCGCTACGTGGTGGGCGGAACGGTTCGATGAACTGCTGTTCGTCTACCTGTCCGGCGCAAGAGGCGTGGATACGACTCTCACCCTGCCGCTTGGGTTCACGTCGTTCGCCGGTAACTCGCTCAACGTGCCCGATGCAGCGCACATCCAGTACGCGGGCGGATTGGCAAAGGCGACGATTACGAGCGCCAGCATCTTCACGCTGTCGGAGATCGACTCCCTTGTGGAGAAGGCCGAAACCGTCGATCCGATGATTCAACCGATCATGGTGGGCGGCGAGAAGAAGTACGTGCTGCTGCTGCATCCGTATCAGGTTACGGACCTCCGGCAGAATACCAATACCGGTCAGTGGGTGGACATCCAGAAGGCGGCGGCTGCTTCGCAGGGTTCCGGCAACCCCATCTTCACCGGTGCTTTGGGAGAGTACAACGGAGTGGTCATGCACTCCCATCGCAACGTCGTCCGGTTCTCGGATTACGGTGCGGGTGGAGCACTCCCCGCGGCGCGTGCGCTGTTCCTCGGCGCTCAGGCTGCTGTGCTTGCGTTTGGCAACGGCGGCGGGCAGACCGTCGCTCGGTATTCCTGGAAGGAAGAACTGTTCGACTACGGCAACCAGTTGGGCGTCGCAGCGGGCAGCATCTTCGGCGTCAAGAAATCCGTATTCAACTCAAAGGACTTCGGAGTGATCGCGCTGGATACCTACGCGATCGCGCATTAAGGGAGGGAGATAAATCATGGCATCTACCCTCTATAGTCCGTCTTGCACGGCGAACAGCGGCATCCAGCCGCGAGCGGGTATCGGGTTCTGCACGGTATCCGACACGTACACGTTCCTCGCGGCGTTGGTCATCAACGACGTTATCCAGATGGTCAAGATCCCCAAGGGGGCCATCATCCTCGATTGGATCCTCGATATACCGTCTTCTGGGTTTGATACCGGTACGGCGGTCGTCTTCGGGGTTGGAGACGGCACTACCCCCGGGAGGTTCGCCACCGGTTGCGTACAGGGGCGTTCGTCCGCGGGAGCCATCGTCCGTCCCGGATCCACGGGAGGAGTGCCGGGATCCACTCAGTACGCGTACACCGCGGACGATACCATCGACGTGAAGATCACAACCGGACCGACTACCGGTGTGGCGTCGGGTACGATGAAACTGACCGTATTCTATACGTTCGATCTTTAGAAGGGGGGCTAAACAATGGCATCTTCTCCATCAACGTCCCCTTCTGGAAGCCCGTCGGCTTCTCCTTCGACTTCTCCTTCGAGAAGTCCCTCGTTGAGTCCTTCGACTTCACCTTCGAGGAGTCCAAGCCTTAGCCCGAGTACGTCTATCAGCGGTACGCCGTCTTCTCCGTATTACTCGGAGTTCACGGCGATCGCCAATAACAGGGTCGTTCGTTGCGGCCTGAATTTCTTCTGCGTATCCAGCGTCTACGACGACTTCGACGAAGTTCCACAGACCGGGGATATCGTTCACATGGTGAAGATCCCCAAGGGAGCTACGTTGCTGGACGTTCTACTGGATATGTCGGATATGGACGCCGGTACGGATATGCTGCTCTCCGTCGGATACACGGGAGCACTTACGGCGTTCATCAGTTCATCCACCGTAGGGCAGGCGGGAGGTATCGTCCGGTTGTCCGTACCGGGCGGATCGCAAAAACTGTTCGCCGCGGAAGACACCATCCAGGTGGAGTTCACACTTGCCGGAGCTACCACCACAACCGGCACGATGAAACTGTCTGCCTGGTACACGATGGACCCGTAGATAGTTAACCAACCGGACGGGGCGGGGATGTTTCGGGGAGAGTCCCCGCCCCATACAAAAAAGAGGGTGATGGATGAACTACGCGGAACTGTCGATGGCGATTTCAGACTGGCTGAACAAGGACCAGATCGACAAGGTTCTACCGACCATTATCCGGTTCGGCCAGCGCGATCTGGAGGATAATCTGAGGATCCGGCCTATGGAATACCACCCAGTGACGGCGACCGTAAACGCTGGAGAGGATGCCCTGGCGCTTCCGTCGGATTACCTCCAGATGATCTACCTCCAATTCATCCTTAACAACGTGCGCTATCCGGTCAGGTTGCGCGAAGCTCCTGCGGAACATCTCGATATTCGCGCATCGACTACGGAGACGGGAGTGCCGCAGTTCGTGTCCCGTGTTGCGGATGACTTGGTATTCGACGTTCTGACGGATGTTGTCTACACCCGCGATTGGGTCTACTACCGGAGACTGCCGGTGCTGGTGGCTTCCGCCGCAGGCACTCCCCCCGGCAATACAAACTGGTGGAGTGAAAACGCAGAGGAAGCGTTCCTCATGGCGTGTTTGAACAAGGCCAGCCTATACGTCACCGGCATCACCGAAGGCGACAAGAAGAAGTGGGCGGAAGCGTATCTGCTGAATCTGGAGCGGTTGAGGATCAGGGAAGCCCTTGAAACCACCGGTGGCAACGTGATCCGGTCGGCCAACTGGAGATAGAACCATGGCGAACGTGAAAAAACTCGGCACGATCAATATCGCCACCGGCGCTTCGGTCTATTGCATCGTCCGCAGGGAAGCGGATGGATTCATGCTGAACGATGTAGACGGCACGTTCTCAGCCGCACCCGCGGATCCGTACCTCGCCCTTACGGAAGATTCCGTCATCAAGGGGTTGTACGAGGTATCGGAGTCCCGGACGGTGTGGAATCAGGGCAGGTACAAGGCGTTTTTCTACAACCAGACTCCGTAGTGGGAAGGTAGACAAATATGGGATCCTCGCCTTCTACAAGCCCTTCGGGTAGCCCTTCTCAAAGTCCGTCTACGTCTCCTTCCGCAAGTCCGTCTCCGTCTCCCGGAGGGGATCTACTCGAAGACGTGATGGATTTCTACGTCATAGGCGACAGAATCCTTACGGATTTCTCGTTGGAATACGGAGCGGTTGTAGACGATGTTACCAACGCAGCGAACTTCTTCGAGACGAATCTGACCTCGGCGGTTAGCGATTACTGCGTGGGATCGTTCCTGAAATTCACCAGCGGTACGTTGATAAACCAGGTGAGAAGGATTTCAGCGTACAACGGTACGAGCTTCACGATCACCGTTTCGAGCGCGTTCACGGCAGAACCGACCGCTGCGGATACGTTCGTCATCATCAACCAGTAGGGGGAGAGTATGGCTATCGTCAGCGGGGATCTGAAACTCTACCTGACTGGAGGGGCGTCCAACGCGAATACTACGCTGTCGCTTGGCGGGGTTACTTCGAGCGTACAATTTACCGATAACACACTCGACAAGCTGTTCGCCAGCGTCGGCCCTGCGGACGCCCTTGCGGGAGCAATCCACTACCGGGCGTTGACGTTCAAGAATACGTCTGTCCTGACTGCCTACGCTGCAACCGTACATATCAGCCAGGAAACAACCTCCGTTGGAACGACCGTTGCGATTGCATACGATTCCACCGGTACGCAGAGTGTCGTCGATGAGGATACGGCTCCGATAGGGTTATCGTTCTCCACCCCCTTGTCGCTGGCGACGGCGATCGCGCTTGGAGACGTTGCCGCCGCTGCGGTGCGAAGGATCTGGTTTAGAAGGACGGTCACGGCGGGAGCGGCGGCAGCAACGGCAGACACGGGTAAGGTCACTTTGACCGTTGGCTCGGCTCCGTAGTGTCCTATTATCTTCTCGCAAGGGGAGATGGGAGCACCCCGGAGCAGTACGCCATCAGCCGGGAGTTTACCTATTCGTGGGGCATCTATACCGCAGTTACGGCTGAATTCACCTACCTTTGGGATATCCTCGTTGGAATCCAGAAGGAATTCACCTACAAGTGGAATATCTATTCGTATGTATCTC